GGCTGTTCATGTAGATCGGATGGGAGTGCGGCGGCACGCCGTCCGACGAGCCACTGCCGCGCCCGGGCACGACGTAGCCCGACTGGCCGCCGGTGTAGATCGTCTCCTCGCCGTATTCGCCGGTGTGGAGCACCTCGCCCGGCCCGAACGGGCCGCCGGCGGCGTGGTGGGACGCGGGCGGTCGTGGCGGCGCAAGGAAACTGAGGAATGGCGAGGACGCGAACCGATTCGCCATCTGCTGCATGATCCTGTCCTCGGCCCGGGTCAGCACGGGCAGGTTGTTCGTGATGCCATTCGCCAGAGCGTTATCGATGCCCGCGCCCCTGAGCCCGGCGAATGTCTGGAGCTCGGTCAGGCGCTGCTCAAGAGTGGCCTGCAGAGCCTCCGCGCGGGCAACGATGTCCGGGTCGCTCGATGCGAGACCCTTGGCGAGCGCCTTGGAGTTCAGTTCGCCCTGGACCTGGGCGATCTGCTTGGCTGCGCTCGCGGGATTCTTCTCGGCAGTGAGGAGTCCCTTCCAGGCCGTCTGCACGCTGTCCTGGGTATCAGTCAGTCCGGCCGCGTAGGCATCGGCGACGTCCTGGCCGAGTTTCTTGCCTTCACCCGCCAGCGCCGCGAAAATCTTGCCCGCGCCACTGGTCATGACGTTCGTCATCATGTCGCTGATCGCTGGCCCTTGAGCAGCGAGCGAGGCCACGCCGGTCTTTATCAGGACGCCCATCTGTGACGCGCCGCCGAGACTGCGTCTGTCACCGAACGAGTCAAGGAAACTGCCGAAGGCGCTCGTCGCGTTGCCCAACGCCGGGATCAGCGCCTCGGAGAGGAAGTTGACATACGCCTCTTCGCCGGGCATCAGGTCGTTGCCGATCTCGACCGACATGTCATGCGCTTTGTTCTTCATGACGTCCATCTGGCCGGAGGTCGTCTGTGTGTACGCCGCTGCGTCGCCGCCGAACTGCGTCATGATTGCGTCGAGCGCGCCAGTGGCGTCGGTCACGCCCTGCGTGCTTACACCGAGGCTCACCAGCGTCCTCTTCCAGTTGCCGGCCGCGAGATGCTGCAGGTCGGTGATGGCCGTGGTCAAGTCGATGTTCTTGCCGCGCGCGATGTCGGTGGCCAGGGATAGGTCAGTCTCGGCGCTGGTAACGTCCTTGGTCGTGCCGACCAGCTGCGATAGGCCCTGGCGCAGATCCTGCGCGCTGTAGCCGGTGTTCTCCAGCTGCTGGATGTAGCTCTCGACGGCCATCGTGTTGCCGTCCCAGTTGGTGACGTTGTTCTTGAGGGCCTGGTCCAGGTTCGAGATGGACTGCTGCTCGTCGAGCGCCGCCTGGATGAAGTCCGCGGCCATCCTGCCCACACCCTCGGCAACGCCCGCGATGGCGAAGGCAGCTCCTACCGACGCACCGACGACGCCGAGCATCCCGGTGCTCAGGCCGCCGATGCTCGAGGTTGCGCCGCTGCTGGCCGGTCCGAGCGACTTGAGCTTGGCCTGCAGGCCACTTATGACGCCGGACGCTTCGTCGCGCGCGGTAGCGATGAACTCGAGCGATTCAGAGGCCACTCAGCGTCTCCGGTCGTGCTTTGCTGCTGCCGCGTTGGCCACCTCGGCGGCGATGGTGTCGGCGAGGGAGATCAGGTCGTAGAGGATGTAGTCGGCCGCTGGGTAGCCCAGGTCCTGCGCCGTCCAGGCCGGGTGGCGCGACAGGAAGAGCGCCGAGCGGGTGTCGCGGTCTAGGACGCCGGAGCCGGTTCCGAAGAGAGTGCGGAGGGCTCTGGCGCGGCGCTCGCGAGGTCCGGCGACGGGGTATCCGTCTGGCCCCCTGTCGGGCTGTCCGTCTGGCCCTGGCCTTTTGGGAACGCCTCCACGCGCCAGGCGAAGTACAGCTCGTAGGCGCGGTTGGCGAGCGTCGCCACGACCGGCGCATCGGCCATCCCCATCTCGCCCGTCCACTGCTTGGTCAGCGTGTGGATGAACTGCCCGCGCACGAAATGCGCCTTCAGGCAGGCTGTTACGAGGCCCGAGTTCGGCGAACCCGCGCGCTGTTCGCGCTCGAAGGCGGTCTCCATGAGCATCGCCCGGTCGTAGGGCAGGCGGACGAGCAGGTCGCCCCACTGGCCGCCCGGCAGGTCGATATGCAGGATCCAATCCGGCCGGTTGTTCAAGTCGTATTCGATTTCAGCCAAAGGGGGCCCTCCGAGCAAGGGTCGCCGGGCGGTGCTCGGTCCGCCCGGCATGGTCGTGGGTGGGGTTAGTAGGCGGTGGCCGAGCAGACCGTAGTCATGGCGATGGACTGGTTCCAGGTCGGGTCGGCCGTCAGCTCGGCCGTGATCTCGTACAGGTTCACGCCCTGGTCGGCGGCGCTGATCGGCTTGACCATCGTGTAGATGAGCGCCATCTGGATCTGGCTCGAGTAGTTGCTGCCGCCGAGGGTCGGCCCGACGGCCTTGAGCTGGGCGAAGTCCACGATCTCGCCGTAGAACTTGTCGTAGAACTCCGACACCGCGGCCGCGGTCGACTCGACATGCAGCGTCAGCACGCCGGAGATGTCGGCGGCCTCGACAGTGCGGTCGAAGTACGGGCTGCCGGTCATGTTCTTGCGACGCACCAGACCGGTGACGACGTTGAGATTCCAGTCGATCAGGTTGACCGTGTTGTCAGTGGCACCCGACAGGCCGGACTGCGCGGCCGCGAAACGCATCTTCCACAGGTAGCCCGGGATCATCACTGCCTGGTTGGCGGTAAGGCTCGTCTTCGAGGCCTTGACCGGCTGCTGGGCGAACCAGTTGGCCTGGGCGTCGGTCATGCCCGTGTTCGAGGCCGACAGCGTCCAGTCGGTCATCTGGCCGTAGGGGAACTGCCAGCCCTGGACGTCGTCGCCCGCCTCGAGCGTGAAGCTCTCCTGCGCGTTGGCGCCGGTCTGCGACGGCGCGTGGATCCACGTCTTGTCGGCCGCGCCGCCAGTGCCTGAGACGCCGCCCTTGAGCTGGCTGCCGAGGTAGATCAGCTCGTCGTAGGCGATCGGCCGGTCAGCGTGGCTCTTGAACGGGATCTCGACCATGACGCCCTGGCTGGTGACGTAGGCCAGGGCGGTACGCGTGCCGCGGTTGCCGCCGTGCTTCATGAGCATCGGGTCGATGTCGATGAAGCCGGAGCCGTCCGGGTACCACGGCCGGGTAGCGGCGACGGCGGTTCCGGCGACCGTCTCCTTGCCCGACTGCAGATAGGTGAATCGCTGTGTGCCTGGCGCGGTCACGGGTTACTCCTCGGCTGGCGGCGTCGGCGCGGTCTTCTGGACCGGCTTGGCCTTCGGCTTGCGTGGCTTCGGAGCGGCCTCGAGCTTGACCGGCTCAGCGTTGTGGAAGGGCTGGGCGTTCTTCGGCTTGACGGTGACGGCCAGGCCGCGCTCGACCAGGCTCGCCGCCTCGGCGGCCGGCACATCCGCACCGTCGATGCCGACGCCGGGCAGGTATTCCTTCCGTGCGGAAAGATCCGGGTGCGGGTAGATCTTCGTCACGTTCGAGGCTCCTTCACGCGATCACTTCCGAGAAGTTGACGACGACGGTCATCGCCAGGCCGTAGTAGGGCTTGCCGCCGTAGCGGATCGTGCCCGGCGTCGACGAGCTGATGTAGGTGCCCGTCACGTAGGTGTCGAGCCCGAGCTGGAAGTCCGCCTGGGCGTCGAAGGCCGTGTAGAACTGGCTCGGCCAGCTGTGCAGGAGAGCGGTGTTCCACTCCTGGTTGCGCGCATAGGCGTTGAGGTAGAAGCGCACCGGGTAGGTTGCCGACCCCGTATGCAGGCGCGCCGAGGGGAGGTTGAACGCGATCGTCGGCGGCAGCACGAGGACGACCGGCTCGTTCTTGATCGACGCCGGCAGTCGCGCGGTCGAGAGCTTGATCGCCTCCTGGTCCGTCGGCGGCGTGATGTGGTCCTGGTCGAGACGCAGCGCGATGGCGTCGGCGACCGCCTGGAAGTCCATCTAGGCCAGCCTCTCGACCTGCTCGGCCATAAACGACTCGAGCTCGCCTAGGATCGGCTCGATTGCCTCGTCGACATAGGGCTCAGGCGCGGTTCGCGAGCCTGTGTCGCGGCCCAGGTGCGTGACGTTGCGGTGCCCGGGCACCACTAGGTGCGTGACGGGAGATGTCGAGCCGGCGGCATAAGCGGCCACCTCGCCCGCGTTGGCCACGAGACCCGCGAGTCCAGTCAGCTGAATCCCGACCGATCCGACATGGAGCGTGGTTCGAGGCTTGAGCTTTCGCACTCTGGTCTTGGCCAGCAGCTCGCCTCGGATTGAGTCGGGTCCGAGCTCGCCCTCGCGGGCGATTGGCGTGTTGCGCTTGATCGCGGCGAGTGCCACGTTGGCCGTCTTCTGCGCTGCCTCGGCCTCTCGCTTGGCGAGCGGCGCGCCCTTGTAGCGATCGAGCGCCTTGATCGCGCGGTCGTAGCTCGCCGGGTTGAGTCCGATCTGGATAGCGAACGGACCGCTCGCGTAGCCGGCGCCCGAGCCCTTCGGTGTGGCCATCAGCCGACGTAGCTGTACGTGCCGGACGAGTTGCGGTAGAGCTGGATGGTGCGCACGTCCATCGCGGTGAGCACGTGGTTGACCACGAGCTCGCCTGTGTCGAGCTGGCCGATGATGCCCGTGCCGCCGGCGTCGCGTGACTGGTACAGCCACCAGCCGACCGAATCGGCGATGCGCCGCAGCGTGTTCGGCGGCTCGGGCGGCCCGAAGACGCCCGTCGGCCGGACGACGTCGCTGCCGTAGTAGAAGAACCAGTACTGGCCGGTCGGGAAGTCCGCAAGCACGATCTTGTCCGCCACGAGGCCATCGAGCCGGTCCCAGGGATGCGGCCGCAGGAAGATGTCGCCGGCGGCAACCGCGTGCCAGGTCGATTCCGAGGTGTAGGTCTTGATCTCGAGCGTCGTCAGCGAGCGGATGCCGCCCGGGATCTTGAGCGTCTTCGAGATCGACTCGACGTCGTAGGTCCGCTGCGTGTCCGTCGACGGGCCGTAGAACTGGCCGACCTCGCTGTTCAGCCAGCTGTTGGCCTGGTCGGCGCAGTCCTGCAGGTACGAGGCGTCGGCGATGTCCGCCTTGGCCATCTTGTTGATGCGCGAGGCATCGGTGTAGCCGCGCTCGAGACGCGTGACCGTCGCGGCGTCAAGGTGGGACGCTGCCGCCGATCCGGCATAGCCGCGGCTGACGGTCCAGCCCGTCGTGCCGAGACCGGCCGTGACGAGCAGGTACTCATCATCGATCTGGATCAGGTCGTCCGATTCCATCGAGCTCGCAAAGCCGAGCGCATCGGAGACAGTGAGGCTCGTGGCCGAGTTGTTGAGAGCTCCTACGAGCTTCGTCTGGGCGACGGACACGAGCCTCGCCTCCGCCTACTGGTCTTCGGGTTCGACGACTGCCTGCTCGACAGCCGCGTCTTTCGGCGCGACGGCGTGCTCGGCCTTATAGCCGCGACGCTTGAGCGACGCGTCGATGGCCTTGACTTGGCCGTCCTTGTCCTTGGCCAAGGCGAAGCGCCTGGCCTCGAGCAAGCCGTTGATCTCGGCCTGGTTCTGCTCCTCGGCGCTGGCCACGCCGGGGTCGTCGCCCTGGCCAAGGCCGTTGCTGTCGGGATGGAAGCCGCCGTCGGGGTGGATGATGCCCACCGGGGCAGCAGGCTGGTCGACCGGCTCCGCGGCCGGCTGGGGCGCCGGCTTCGGCGCCGTCTTGCGTGCGGTCGGCATTGGTCCTCCGAGCTACTGGGCGACGACGTAGGGCACGGTCGCGACCGTCGTCGGTGTCGCGATCGTGGCTGGCGCCGAGGCAGCCAGGGCTGAGCCCGAGGTCTGTGCCAGGACGGCCATGCCCGTGACGATGGCTCCCGCGGCGACAGCGTTCTCGAGCGTGATGCCCTCGAGCGTCGGCGGCGTGGTCGCGGTGACCATCACGGCGGCGTAGTAGATGCCGTCGGCGGTAACGAGCTGCGGCGTCGCCAGGGCAAGCGTCTTGGCCGTGTGTGCCGCCCATGCGCCGCTCGTCTGATCGGCGCTCTGGGCCAGCAGCGCCGGCGTCGCGGCGTTGGAGTACAGGGCGAACCACCAGTGCGTTGGCGTGCCGGCTGCCGTGGCGCCTGACACGAAGGTCAGCGACGTCACCGTCTGGCCGGTGCGCAGCGGCAGGGCGACGGCCGTCATCACGCCAGTTGCCAATGCCGCGCAGTTCGAGGCCGCGAAATAGCGGCCGAAGTTCTCCTTGAGGAACGCCGATGGGCCGCCTTCCAAGAGGTAGGCGTCCGTGATCGGCTCGGGATGTCGTGCGCTCACAGAAGGCTCCTGTACTCAGTTGATTGGCAGGGAAGAAGGCCCGAGGGCGAGCGCTGGGGCTCGCCCTCGGGATCGGTTCTCGCTTCGGCCTAGAAGGTCGGTGCGATGAAGCCGGTGTCGTAGACCCGGCAGATGCCGCCCGGATACCGGCCGGCGAAGAAGTTGACGTAGCTGTAGAGCTGCAGCCGGACGGTCAGGTTGCCCGAGAGGACCTCCTGCAGGATCCGGGTGCGACGCGGGCTCTCCATCAGGATCATGTCCGCCGTTCGGGCGAGGATGACCTGGTCCTCGGTGCCCGCACCGAGGTTCGTGGCGTGGCTGGCCGTGGTCACGATCGGCGTGCCGAACAGCTCGCCGACCATGCCCTGGGCGGCGTTGCTGTCGTAGCGCGCGATCACGTTCTGGCCGACCGTGGTGCTGAGCGGTCCGCCGGCGACGGCGGGGATCAGCGGCCGGTTGCTCGAGTCGAGCGAGGCCAGGAACCACGCCCAGCGGCGCGGGTGCATGGACACGAGATCCGCCGGCAGGAACCGGGCGGTGGCAACCGTCTGCCAGGCGTTGGCCAGCTTCGGGTATGCCTCGGGGACCGTCGGGCTGGCGTCGGTGTAGGCCACCGCGCCGATGCTCGAGACCTGGTCGATGCCGAGCAGCTCGTTGGTGCCCGAGCCGCGCATGATCTGGCGATCAAGCTCGGCCTGGTAGGCAGCCTCGAGGTCGGCAAAGATGATCTGGTCGACCGGGTAGGGCGACAGGTCCAGGGACTGGATGCTGACGTCCTGCTGGCCCGCGATCGTGACCGTCGAGCGGGTCAGCTGGGAGGTGACGATGTCCGTCTCGGAGACGCCTGCATTGTCACCGGCCTGGCCGGCCACGGACGAGCCGGTCGTGGCTCGCGGGATGGTGATCGAGTTGGTGGTCGGGAAGCCGCCGTCACGCATGAAGGGCGCGAGGACGCGGCCCACGCGAGCCTTCGCCGCGAACTCGTCGACCAGCCACACGGGCGGGATGAACGAGCCCATCGACGTCGAGCCGGTGGTGCCGTCGCGGAGCTCCGGGATCGACTCGCCGGCGAACTCGGCACCGAGTGCTGAGCTCTTGGCGCGAGCCTCGGCGAAGCGCCGCTGCTCGATCTCGCCCTGCTCCTTGTTGTTGCGCTGCAGGCGCTCGGCCGCGGCATAGTCGCCGCGCTGGGCCGAGTAGATGTCGCGCAGGAACGAGGTCTCGCCACCAGGGCGGTAGGTCGACTCGTTGCGGGTGACCTGGACGTGCGGCGCACTTGCGGCCGCGAGAGGCTGGCCCGGCTGGCTCATGGAGCCTGCCTGGTTGGCCCGTGCCTGGCGCTGCTCGAGCTGCTCGAGCTCCGCGATCTGGCCGTCGCGCTTGTCGACGTCAGAGCGGTGCTCTTTGATCTTGGCCAGCTCATCGTCGGTGAGGTCGCGGTCCTCGGCCTCGGCACCTGTGACGAGTGCCCGGGCAGCGGTCAGCGCGGCGTCGCGCTTGGCCTTGAGGCGGTCGAGCACGCCGAGCGGCGCGCCGCCACCATCGCCGCCATCGGGCGTGAACCCGAGCGGGCCGATGCCGACCAGTCCGAGGAAGCTTGCGAGGGCGATCGCCGGCGACAGAACTGCCGTGAGGTAGCGCCCGAGAGAGATGCCGTGCTTGAAGCGCATGGTTCCTTTCCTAGCGATTCAGTGGGGTTTCCTGACAACGTCGGTTGGTGGCCGCGGTTGGTGTTGCGGTTGGTGGCCCTGCAGGGGCTCCGCGCCGTACCCGGACCGGCTCCGCGCCGAGCTAGTTGTTGGCGGTGTGAAGAGTTGGCCAGAGCTCTCGCGCTTCGGCGAGGTTCGGTCGTGAGTTGGACGTAACGGTGACGCCGACGGTCACGTCGCTGACCTGGGCATAGCCGGACTCGAGCGCGTCCTGCGCGCCTCCGACCTCGCCCGCCTCGGCAGTGATGAACTGCTGCATTGCGTCCGCGGCGGTCTTGAGCATGGCCAGCTGGTCGGCCTCGGCCGCCTCGTCGGACATGATCGAGAGGATGCCGGCGAGCGAGTAGGCGGCTGACGAAGCGTCCCAGGCGGCGCCGCTATAGCGCAGCTCGTAGGGCACCACCGGCAGCACGGCGCGGATGAGCAGGCTGTGCTCGGTGACCGTCAGCTTGCGGCCCTCGCGGATCGCATCGAAGAGCGCGACGACGTCGTCGAACGTCGCGCCGAGCTGCTCGCCCAGCGCCCGGAAGCCGGCCGTCGTGGCGCTGTACGCCGGCGTCTTGCCCGTCAGGACCGTGACGTTGTAGAGCTTCGCCTCGCGGATGTTGCGGCTCTTCTTGTCTGAGCTGAACGGCGCGCCCTTGGCCGTCGCCGAGAACTCGAACGACATGCCGCCGAGCTCGTTGGCCTCGTGCAGCTCGCGCACGTCGCGGGCGTAGCTCGTGTCCGGCCAGTTCGACTCGACGTGCAGGCCGTGGCTGTCCTCTGACAGGTGCAGGTTGCCCGTCCTGGTCGAGCTGAGCAGCTTCGTGTCGTCGTGGTCGACCGTGAAGGTCTGGCGGCCGTTGGGTGGCATCTGCAGGCTGCGCGCGAATGCGCCGGCCTGGACCGTCTCGGTGTACGGCAGGGGAGACGACTGTGCGCCGAAGACGGCGGCGTAGCCCTCGAACTGGTGGCCATCGGCCGTCGACCGGATCTCGAACTCGGCTGCGATCGGGATCGCTCGCTCGTGCATGGGGTTACCTCGCTACTACGGGCGGCTGCCCGACGAAGTTGTTGTTGGGCGTCTCGAGGAAGCCGCCGTTCTCCGTATCGACGCCGAGCGCCTCGTCCGCAGCCGGCCAGTCTTCCTTGGCGCGGATCTCGTCGCGACTGGCGATCTTGTTCTGCAGGGCCAGGGCGTAGGCCTGGTAACGGGCGAAGATGTCCGCGCGGACCTTGGCGTCGAGGTTGAAGCGCAGCTGGTGGTCGACCGGCAGGAGACGCCTGTAGGCGGGCTCAATCCGCTCGACGTAGGGCCGCACGCCCATGTCGGTGAACTCGATGTACTGCTGCTCGACCGAGCCGTGCGACATCGAGCCAGGGGAGTTGTCGCCGAGCATGTGCGGCGGGATGTGGTAGATCCGGGCGACCTCGATGACGCCCCAGCCGAGCATCGCCATGAGCGACATCTTTTCGATGTCGATCTCGGGATAGCCGAAGGTCGAGCCGTTGGCGAAGATGCCGAACTTGCCGGCGTTGGCGCCGGTGTACTGCTCCTGGATCTGCTTACGCAGGTCGCCCAGCTCGTCGGAGGTCATCGGTCCCGGGACCGTGACCATGCCGCCCAGGATCACCGCGTTGGTGAAGACACGGTTGCCCATCTGGTCGGCGGCGCGCATCTTGCCCAGCGCTTGGCCGGCCTCGTCGATCGGCGACAGCCCGCGCAGCTGGCCGGGCCTCCGCAGTCGGCTGATGTGGATGATCTGGTCCGCGCCGAGCACCTCGAGCCCGCCATCGGGCGGGTGGTAGCGGTACTTGGGCTCGGCGCCTGCCTTCTTGACCTCGACCCGCGTCGGATCGAGCACCGTGAGCGATGCCGCGTCGGCGACCTCTGGCAGTGCCAGGGTGAACGCGTTCCCGTCGCTGGCCATCGACACCACGACCTGCGTGAAGTGGTCCTCGGTTGTGACCGACGGGTCGAACGGGTCCGGGTTGGTCAGCCACTCCGGCGATGGCTGCGGCACGCGACGATCGCCGACCGCCTGGACGACGTCGATGGGCAGAAGCGCGACAGCGTCGGCGAGCAGGCTCCATGCCGCGTGCACGGCGATGATCCGGGTCGCCGTCTGCTGGTCGATGTAGATGGGCAGGGCGCCCGGGCCGACGAGGCCCTCGGCGGGGATGCCCTGGCGAGCGAAGATGTCGCGACGCGAGACGCGCGACAGCGCGCTGGCCACGCTCTGGAACGCCGTCACGGGCGCTTACCCATTTCCTGGCCGAGGGCGACCAGGCCTATCGCCGCCTCCGCGATCAGGATCCGCGGATCGACGACCAGCGCGAAGACGACCGCGAGCGCGTACCCGCTGATTTCGATGAGCGTGGCCAGGCGTGGCATCGGTACCTCACGAGACGGGCACGAAGTAGACAGGTGCTTCTGCTGGCGGACGCAGGATCCCGGCGGCGATGGCGTCGCCGTGCGCCTCCCAGGTGAGCACCGCGGCCGCCGAGAGGTCGATCTTCAGCTCCGAATCGGAGCGTTCCTTGTCGATGGCCCAGAGCCGCTCGTTCTGGTCGTTGTGCGCGTTCACAGGCCGCTTGCGGGCATTGCCGATGTGGGTCTCGAGCATCCGGTCCTCGGGGTCGCCGTAGACCTCGCCGCTGGCGATCGCCTCGGCGAAGTTGGCGCAGGCGATGCCCCACAGACGGTCGCGGTTCGTGTACCACTCGATGACGCGATCCTTGCCGTACTTGCCGGCCCAGCGAGCGATCGTGTCTGCCCAACCCCACGGATCGGCGTACAGCCGCCAGACGTCGAAGCCGTCGAACATCTCGTCGATCGCGATGTCCACGAGGTGGCTCGGTATCTCGCCTGCGAAGCGCTTCGGATCCCACCAGCCGAGGCGCTGGATGAAGCCCGTCTCGAGCTCGCCGATCAGCAGGCCGGTGTGGTCGTTGCGCCGTGAGCCGTCGTAGCCAGCCACGACGCGAGCGCCCTTCGGGATCCGGTAGCCCGGGTGGTCCTTGGCGAACTTCACGCAGTTGCGCTTCCAGGCGTCGACGTCGAAGGCGGCGCTCGTCGGCTGGCGCCGGCGGTTCAGCCAGCGCTGCTCGAGCAGGCCGCGATCGAGCCGCGGATCCTGGAACAGGCCGATGATGCCGTCGGTGTTCGTGTAGCTCATGTACGGCCCGGTCGAATCGGCGATCGCCGCGCGCAGCCCGAGCTCGGTGCTGATGTCGATCTTCTCGTTCGCCCAGCGCCCGAAGTAGAAGAGCTTGCTGTCGTGGATCTCGCCGACGTCGACTTTCCGCGCGTAATCTTCCGTGTTCTCGGCGACCGACCCGGATCCCGGCACGCCGCGGTTGCCTGTCTCGAGCGCCCAGGCGTCGGTCTTGAGCAGCTTCGGCAGGTTGAGCACCATCGTCTGGTGGACCCTGACCAGGCGCGGGTTGTCGAGGTTGTGCGTCTCGTCGAAGTGGATGAACGAGACGCGTGCCGCGTCGCGCGATCGCGGAGAGTCGGTGACCGGCTTGGCCTCGCCGCTGCCCACGGCGCGCCTGACGTAGCCCTCGGTGATCTCGAAGTCGCGCGCGATCGACGAGTTCTCGAGGATCGCCTTCAGCGCGCCGTAGCTGATGTCCTCGGTCTGGTCGATTGAGGCGGCGAGCATCGGGATGTAGGGGTCGTTGACCGGCCCGCCGATCGGCTCGTTGCGGCGCCAGCCGGTGCAGCGCACAGGTCCTTCAACGTGCAGCTCCACGGCCGTGATCCAGGCGGCCTTCTCGGTCTTGGCCAGGCCCTTGCGCAGCGACAGCCCGCCACGTTGGAATCGTCGCCGGCCGGCTAGCGCGTGGCCGCGCGGGTATACCTCGTACAACCGCCAGATGAGCCACTCGGTCTCTTCGTCGATCTCGGCCGGCTCACCCAGGCGGTCGCCCGGGCCGAAGACCAGGTAGTCGCGGATGAAGTCGCACACCTGGCCGCCGAGGCTGGGCCACGGTCGCCGCTCAGCCGCCGGCGTGACCAGCGCCGTCACGAGACGACGCGCAGTCTCTTGCGCGGATCGCGTGACGCCGTGGCGGCTCGCTTCGGCTTGTCTGTCTTCTCTGGCTCGGCGACCGGGACCTTGATGTTGTTGCGGCGCATCGAGGCGGTGCTGATGAGCAGCGCCTCCTCGAGGACCGCGATGCGCTGGCCCATGCGCTCGGTCGGGTTCGTGTAGAAGAGGTGGCGATCGATCATCAGGTCGATGACCTGGTACTTGCCCAGCGACGTCACGAGCTTCGCCTGGGGCGACGCCCAGAAGTCATTCCACCAGGCGACGGCCAGCGGGTGCCACTCGCCATCGGGGATCGGCGGCTTCTCCTTGAGCGGCTCGGCGGCCTCGAGCTCGACGATCGGCTCCCGCCGGCGGGCGCGGTTGTCCGGAGATTTCGGCATTGGCCCGGACATCGCTACCTCCAGTCGAGCATCGTCGGCTCGCCGCGTCGACGTTGCGCCTCGAGCTTGAGGTGGTGCGAGCGACAGATGGTCGCTCCGCTTTCGTGGTCCACGGTCAAATCCTGCGACCCGCAACCGCGGACGACGCACTGCCGGTCACGCGCACGTTGGCGCTCCGAGTGCTGCCGCCAGCCGCCGCTTTTTCGGCCGTACAGCGCCGGCCGCGGGTCGTGCTCCGGGCAGTAACCCTTCTGGACCAGGCGCGGGCAGCCGGGCCGGCTGCAGACCCTCAATTCTTGGGCAGCGCCCCGCGAGCGAGGAGGAGACCCGGGCCGCGCTTGGCGTCGGCCATCGCGAGCACGGCACGCAGGTGTCGGTTCAGCGATTCCGAGATGGCCAGGATGTCGCCCGGCTGCAGGTCCTCCGGGACGACGAAACCGACCTTGCACTGGTCGCCGTTCGGTCGCGTGAGCATCACCTCGGTGACGACGCCGCGCACCTGGCCGGCGGCCGCTACTGCCTGGTCGATCTGGTCTGGCTGTTCGCCCTGATTCGTCATGTCCACTCCGAGCGGTGCTGACTGCTTAGCGGGATGCGGCGGCTTGTGCGGCTTTGGCGGCCGGTTTGGCCTGGCCGGGCTGCTGCCGCCACTGGATGGGTGGGAGGGCGCGTGATGACCCGGTGGCTGGCCGTGCTTGCCGTGCGTCGGGTGGTGGTGGCCAACCGGGTGAGGCGGCTTCGGGGGTGCCGGCGGATGGGCGGGCTGGACGTTCACGAGGCGCGCCTAACGGAGCTGTCGGCCCCGGGCATCTGCCTCGCCCTTGCGGTCGCCGTCGCCGGCCGCTGCCATTGGTCGCGCATTGTAGGCGCCTCCGCTAGTCGGACCTCACCCATTCGCGATGCTCGAACCACAGGCGGATGAGCGATTCGCGGGCATAGACCTCGAACATCTCGTGCGGCCAGCTGCCGCGATCGGCGACCGCCCGCCAGTCGAAACCTGCCAGGCCGATCGCGATCAGCGTCCTCGCCATGAGCGGCTTGCCCTTGCGGCTGATGCGGCTGAGCGCCGCGGCAATCGGTCGGGCGTAGTACACGCGGCCGCTGCCGGCAGTCGCCGGATCCGCGCCGTCGACCTCGGACGGTCCGTTCTCGAGGCGGCGGCGGAACTCGTCGGCGTAGGCCAGGGCGCCGGTCTCGGACGAGCCGACCGGGCGTACGCCTGCCTTGAGCTCGGACGGCGACACGCGATCGCGCCAGATGGCCGAGCTGTGCAGCTCCTCGGGGATCTCGAGCGCCCACAGCTCCTCGAACCAACGCAGCAGCGCGGGCAGGTCCTTGGGCATCGCGGCTCGCGTGACGGCGAGCTCGGCGTTGCGCAGCTCGTGGTCGACGCGAAACGGGCGCTCGAGCTGGTCACGCCGGGCGTTGACGGCGGTCACGACTTGATGGCGCCGAAGCCGGACGCGAAGAACGCCTTGAGCGCCGGCCAAGCGTTCGCCAGAGCTCGTCGACCGGCCGAGACCAGGGCGGCGAGTGCCGGCGCACCGAGCTGGATGGCCCACGCGTACACCGAAGCCGTTGCGTCGGTGATCGAGCTGGTCGGCACCGCGAACGCGATGAGCAGCTGCGCGGGCACGAGGCCGAGGAATGTCTCGACGTAGTCGACGATGAACGTCCCGATCCAGACGCGAATGCGCTGGCTGCGGGTGAGCGTCGCGGGATCCTGTCTGAGCGTCATGACGGCAACCTCCAGACGATGAGCACAATGGCGACGATTGCGACCGCCCAGCCGAGAGGCGAGCGGCCGTTGCTATCGACGATGGCGAAGCCCGCGAGCAGCAGGACGAGGACGAGCAGGCCGAGCAGCAGGGTGGCGATCACGCCGGCACCCAGTGACCGTCGGTGATGAAGCCGTGGAACGCGCAGCCCTCGCAGGCGATCGACGCCGTGATCGTCAGCGGTTCAAGCTGCACGATCTTGTGTCGCGTACCGGACGTCACGTCGATCCAGCCCAGGCCATGCTTGCGCTTCACGGGCTCGACCGGGTGGTGTGCCTCGAGCAGGTTGCCGTCGAGAATGCCGTGCGCCTCGTCTGACCGGGCGGCGAGCGGCTCCGGAGCGGGCTTCATCCAAGACAGCCAGATCACGTCGTCGATCGACATCCAATCAAGCTCGGGAGTCGCCGCGACGACAAGTGGCTCGTTCATGTCAGCGCCGTCTTCGCCGCGGCGATCTTGGTGTTGAGCTGGGCGATGGTGTTCAGGGCGTTGGTGCGATCGTTCTGGCACGACTGCAGTGCGGACGCCGACTGCGTGAGCTGGGCGGACAGCTCGTCGATCTGGGCCTGCAGGTCGACCGGATCCGGCGGTGTCGGATCGGGCGGAGGCACCGGGACCGGCGCGCCGTAATCCTTGAGGGCCATCGCGGCGAGCTGCGGCCACGCCGACGTCGGGACAGGGTCGAGGTAGAAGCGCTGCCAGGCAGGCTGCACGCCGAAGAGGGCGCCCGAGCCGTAGCACGCGAAGTTCTCGCAGCCCTCGTGGTCGTAGTCGGCCGACTGCCACTTTGTCGCCGGCGGCACCTCGAGGGCCATGATGTCCTGGCGCTGCTCGGTGGTCATCCACTGGCCGTCGAGGACATGGCAGCACTCGTGGGCGAACGTCTCGGGCACGTGGTGCACGAGCGCCTGCCAGAGCATGATCTTGTGCGGGTTCGGCGTGTAGCCGACCGACGGCCCGCCATCGGCGCGCCTGGGCATCAGCGCCGCCGAGTAGAAGCCGACCTGGACGTTCTTGATGCGATCGCCGAGCACGTCGGAAACGTGCTTGGCCATGTCGCTGATCTTGGCGATGAGCGCCGGCGTGCCGGTGATGGAGAACGCCCCGACGGTCACGGTCTGGATGGCGCCTGGCTTGACCACCGCGTTCTCGTTCATCAGTGCACGACCAGGATGGTGATGACCAGGGCGATGACCTGGACGACGCTTGTGCCGACTAGGAAAAGCAGGATGTTCCGCGCGCCGCGCTGCTGGTCGAGCGCCGAGTCGATGTGGTCGATGCCGTCGGCGAGCTTGACGATGCGGTCGTCCTGGGCCTTGTGCGCGTCCTGGCTGATGCGGATGTGCGTGTTGAGGGCGGCCATGATGCGTTCCTCGCTCAAGCCGAGCGCGACATCGCGGTCGCGCTGCGTTTGGCGCTCGTCGTCGGCTCGTCCCCGGGCCCACTCACGGACCGTGACGTAGTCGTTCCCCCGCCGAGACGTCGCCTCATCCACAGGCCGCCCAGCAGGATGACCGGCCGGCGAGGGGAGGCCGGCCGGTCGCGCTCGAGGAAGAGGAGGAGATGCGCACTGCGAACCGTTATGCACTGTGCAACGGTTCTATGCAACGCCGTTTAAACGTCCGAGTAGTACTCGCACGAATAAAACCCGTGACTTTCGTCTAAGCCGACATCACCCGCGCAACAGCCGCGGCGGCATGGCCGACATCGAGCCGGCGATAAACCTTGGTCATCGTGTTCTTAGCCGTGTGAAGGCTGATGCCGAGCTCAAGGGCCGCGTTGGCCATCTTCTCGGACTCGACATAGACGGCGAGCAGCTCCGATTCGCGCGGCGTGCAGCCGGCGCGACGGGCGCCGTTGTAGACGGCGGTGTTCACGGGATCGAGTAGACCAATTCAGCAGACCAATTCGCGCCCAGGCAGGCCCTGAATGGCACAGCATGGCGCGGGCTGACACTCGGAAGGTTCCGCGCGAAAAGGCCGCGCAGATGATCCACAGTCCGATGCTCTGCCGGTTGAGCTAAGGCCACCATGAGCGTGGAATCGGCCGCGACCGCTGGTCGGGTAGACCAACTCTTAGACCAATTCGCGTCTCGGATGCTCATTCTAGGGCCGGGATCAGAGAGGGATCGACGCTGGCCGACTGCTTTGCACGGTTGCAATCGATACACGCCGTCACAAGGTTCGAAGGGTCATCCGAGCCACCGTTCCTTACGGAGAGGACGTGGTCAACCGTCAGCCGAGAGTGAGCCGCCGTATTGCCGCAATAGCGACAGCGGAAGCCGTCGCGTTCGAGCACGGCGAAGCGCGCGGCAGGAGGCAGGTGCCGCCGACCGACCGGCTGGACGTTCGCGTCGTCAGATATCGCCGTGGTCGCAAACAGCTCGTCAAGGGCTCGCCAGGCCAACTCCTCGGTTCGACGAGCGTGCTGGATGCGGCGGCCACCAGGGAGAGACATCCGAGCAATCCAATGCCCGTTAGTTCTGTCGAAGAAGACCGTGCCCGTGTTGTGCGGCCGCTTCTTTCTGCCAGGGACGACCACGACCTCAGATGGCTTCACTCTGCCTTCTTCCTCCGGTTCAGCAGCTGCACTTCACCCTGGAGGTGCTCGGGCGCCACGTGGGCGTAGAAGCGGTCGGTCGTGGTGATCGAGCGATGGCCGAGCTGCTCGCTGACGTGCTTCATCGGCACCCCCTGGGCGAGCAGCATCGTGGCCACGCCGTGGCGCGTGCCGTGCGGGTTGAGTCGCGCCAGGCCGGCATCCTGCAGGATCCGCGGGAAGGCGTGAGTCACGGTCCAGCCGTTGAGCCGGCGTCCGGATCGCGGGCCGAAGAAGACCGCCTCCTCGAGGCCACGCACCTTGAGCTCGGCGATGTGCTCGGCGAGCGCCGCGGCCGCGTCCTCGCTGATGGCCACGGCACGCTTGCGGCCCTTCGTCTTGCGCACCCAGACGACGCGACCCTTGACGTCGTCCTGGTTGAGGCCGAGCGCCTCACCGAGGCGCAGGCCAGAACCGAGGAGCAGCTCGACGAGCGCCTCGAGGAACGTGCCCTTGACCGCGCCGCGGATCGCCTCGGCGTCCGCCTCGGTCATCGCCGGCACGAGCTTCTCCTCGACCTTCGGCAGCGTCACGCCGTGGGCGGCGTTGTCGTGCAGCGTCCGCTCGCGCACGCCCTGGCCGAGCGCTGCGTGGAGCGTCGAGTGGATCCGGCGCACGGTCGCAGCTGACAGCCCGGCGGCCAGGCGATCGGCGATGAGCGCGCGGACGTCCGACGGGCGCAGGTCGACGACCGGGATCGTGCCGATGAGGGGACTGATGTGGTGGTTGACGTGGCCGGCGTAGCTCACCTTGGTCGAGGCCTCGACGCCCTGCAGCGTGTCGAGCCAGTCGCGCAGGTAGTCGTCGACCGAGCCTTTGGCGGGGCTGTAGTCGTTGCGACCGTACTTGCGCCGCAGCGCCTCGAGCGTGAGCTTCGCACCCTCGATGGTGTTCGGCTTGGCGTAGGCCTTGTGGCCGCGGTACTTCGCGACGTAGCGACCGTTGACGCGATCTGGATACCAGGTGCCTTCGCCGTGCCGGCTACGACGTGCCACGACGCCATCCTATGCGACACGCCGGCGGTCGAGCGACGCGATGTAGGCGTCGACCTCGCGGCTCGTCAGCAGCGTGCGTCCTGGCGTCGGGTGGACCGGGCGCAGCTTGCCCTCGCCGATCAGCCGGTAAACCGATCGGCGCGAGATGCGCAGCCGCGCAGCTGCCTCGTCGACCGTCACGAGCTCGATCATCGGTGCCAGAACGTCCATTCGCCGCAGCGCCGGCAGTGAAAGCGCCGCGGCCGTGGGTAGATCGAGATCGTCTCGAAGTCGGGCCAGGTCCCGACCCAGCGATGGCCGAGCAGCCAGCACAGAGCGAGCGCGACGAGGCGCGGTCGGAAGTAGTAGCGGGGCGGGCGGGTCATTGGTCGTCGCCCCGAACGAAGTGCTTGTAGCTCTTCTCCTTGGCCTTCCGCAGATCGGCCAACGGCGTCCACGCCGGGGCGGTCTCCGCGTCGGCGACGAGCTGGCGGTGGACACCGAACTCAAGCCGCTCACCGGGCTCTGGCTGAGGCGGCGACCAGAACGGGCACGACTCGTGGTGGACCTTGATCTCGGCCACCATCCACGCGAACTCACCGGGCTTGACCTCGGGCGCCACGTTCAGCGGCCGGCAAAGCCAGGCCTTGCAGTGCCGGGGCTTGCTCATCGCTGGTCCGCCCAGGTGACGGCCACGGCGAGTGCCTGCCACTCGTCGGCGGCGATGCCGTGGAGCGGGCCGGGCGCCTTCATCGTCCCGACCGCTGCCGAACGTCCGCCAATCCCACCGAATCGGTCAACAAGGGCGCCGCGGATCATCGTGTCGTTGGCGGTCGCCTTGCCGGTGAGGTGGTGGCGCAGCTTGTTGCGGCCCACCCGGGCGAACGGGATCCCGCGCTCCTCGGCCGCCTGGCAGAAGCGGCCGACCCACCACAGCGTCTCGGTCACTTCCTTGCCGATGTGCGAGCCGAACGAGCTCTCCATCCACTCGACGACGAGGACGTCGTAATCGCCGCGCTGGATCTGCTCGAGCACGGCCTGGTTCGGCTCCTTGCCGTGGCCGTCGACGGGTCGTGGATTGTCGGTGAAGTACGCCACCCAGCCGGACAGCTGCGAGCCGGGATCGATGGCCAGGACGACGGTCATGGCGGCGCCTCCCGCGGATGGCCGATGTGCCAGTGCGCGGCGCGGCCACCGTCAGGACACAGGTAGGCGTGGACGGGCGCCTCGAACGGGCGGTCGTGGTTCTGGCGACGGGCCAGCTTCTCCGCGGCCGCGGCTGAGCGATAGCGGCGCTTCGGTGAGCCGTCGGCATTGAGGCAGTCGCGGCTGGTCATTCGAACCAGCTCCGCCGGATGAAGTAGCGGCCGCAGTCATCGCACTGGCGCTCGCCGCGCGAATGGAGCGTGCCGTGCGAGCTGCGCGAGTGATCGCAGTTCTTGACCGCGGAGCCGAACGCGACGCCGTAGGTGTCGGTCAGCTCGGGTGGAACGGGCTCTACCTCGAGGTGGCCGTGCCAGTCGTCGGGCAGTTCGTCGTGGATCGCCTCGAGCTGTGCTTCCACCGCGTCCTCGAGCGATGGCAGACGCGGTGCCGGATCGGTGGTGCTATCCGATTGGAAGGTCCTGGCAAACGCAACATCCGCCGGTACCTGGAACATCCGGGCGATGGACTCGGCGAGACCCTCGGCGAGACCCTGAGCGGGGTGCTGAGGCCAGCCGTAGGCGATGCCCTGCCGCCGTGCCACGTGCTCGTCGGGGTGACCGAGGCCTCGGTCGCACTGGATTTCGCCGAGTCCAGGCACCTCGACGAGCGACTTGCACCGACCGTTCATGACCGGGGCATCCGTCGACGGATCAGGTCACCGAAGGCGATGAGCAGCTG